ATCGGTTTTTATAGTTAAAACGTCACCGGTATCATTTTTTAGAGTGCTTTCATCTGCATATATGTCAAGTGCTGATGATATAATGGCATCGGTGTCCATTGCCTCATAATCAGTATAAAGATCTATCTTTGTTGCTGAGAATGAGTTGTATTGATTGTAAACGGATATTGGTGTTCCCTTTGTTCCGTGTAATCTACCATATCTATCAATGACTTTTGATGTGTGTGGGTTTCCATCTGCTTGATAACGAGCGGTATCAACCACTTTCAATTTTTTACCACCAACATTACGAACAACAACGTTTGTAGAAAAAAGTGTCTTTAATCGATCAAACAATGATTTCTTTTGAGCCATTTGTCACCTTTTGTATGTAATATAAACTTAATATAAATATGTAGGAAAAAATGTAAAACTTATTTTATCAACCATGTTAAATCTTCGTCTTGTCCATTTATTTTCATATTCCAACCATTACTATCGTCACCAAAATTATATGATGGTTTATGTGGGACAGATGCCTTGCCCATATAATCCAAACTCATTCTTGTTTTCAATAAACCTTCTTGACGAAGTTTTAGTGCAGTATCTCTAACCCAAAGTCCGATAGAGAATGACATAACCAAATCGTCATTATATCCTTGTTGTGCTTCTGCCTTTGCACCATTCCAAACAAACACATACAGTTCTTGAACTAATCTTGATGATTTTATTATTGGTAATCTTTCACGGAAATATGTTTCCAACTTTGAAATAAGAAGTGGTCTTGTTTTTGCACTTGTAGTGAAACCAGGAACCATTTGTGATTTGTCTTTTAAGTCATACCCTCTCGGAATATGAACAGAAGGATCGGTATAACCATCTTCTTTATATGTATAATAAAGATTTGGATAACCTCTATCAATAATTTGTTGAATTACTGCCCAACCAATGTTAGCATTTTCAACTACAAGAAGAGCATCATTATATTCTGTTGCAACTGATACCAACATATTACCATAAGTTTTTGTATCAAGTTTACCTTTGTATTCTGCAACTTGTTCCATATTTTCAACATCTATGACATGAAATGCTGAGTTATCGTTTCCATCACCACGAGCAACGTCAGCAATAACCATATATGTTTTATTTGGTTCTGGATAATCCCAAATCCAATAAGCGTCTTCTGCACCACGTTTTTCTTTTGGTTCACACACATAAGTTTGTTCATACCATTGGACAAGTTCCCCATCAATAACTGCACGACCAGACGCAAGAAAGTTTCCATCACACTCTTGTTTTGCCATATCAGGACCCAATAGTATATCTTGTTCATCGCGCCATTTTTGGTCACGGTCTGGATGAACTTGCCATAATAATTCTATTGGATTAAATGCACTCTCTTTGTTTATCGCCTTTACCCATTGTTTGTGATAAAAGTTACCAACACCGTTTGGGGTAGAGTTGATAATGGCAGTTCCACCTGTAGCGAGTGTTTGTTGTGCGGATGCCCATATCTTATCTATGTCATCAATAAAGGCGGCCTCGTCTATGATAAGAAGTGAAAGTGCTTCAGAACGAGCAGAGTCGGCGGCAGCAGAAACGGCTTTAATTTGTGAACCGTTCTTAAATCGAAGTGAAAGTTTATTGTCCTCTTGAACACCAGTCTTCAACCAACTTGGCATATTGTCATACATAACACGAACTTTTGTTACCAAGTTTTTTGCAGTTTCTTGTTTAGTTGCAATAACAAGAATGTTTTTATCTTGATTGAATAACATTAACCAAAGCGAATAACCCGCAATAACAGTGGATATACCCAACTGACGAGACTTTAATACAATGTTCCATCGGTTAGTATTAAATTTATGAAGAACATCTTCCTGAAATGGGTATAGGTCAAATAGAATTTTGCCACGGGTTGGGTGTTGAATTTTGGCATACCTTTTCATAAAGTATACCGGATTTGAGGCACACTTTGCGTATTCTTCTTTGATAATATCTTTTAAGTTCTTACTCATTGCACCGCAAACATTATCCCAAGAACTGTTCCTACCCCACCAAAAAACCAAAGTAATTTATTATCATACCAACGAGGTTGAAGTTCTTGTATTATTTTTTCTAATTCCACCGTTCTTTTTTGACAAGCATCAATAACTTGTTCACGGTTTCTCAATTGTTGATGATACAAGTCAAATCTTGTTTGATGGAACTCTATCAAAGTATCTTGTGCATTTACAACTGCGGTAAGATATTCTACCGAATCACGAATGAGTTGAATTTTATTTGCCAAAGTTACTACTTCGGATTTCTTAAAACATATAATTGAGTCTTTTTCAGTAGCAAACATTGTTGTTACTGAAAATAATAGGGCAACCAAATACTTCATAGATTAGTCTTTCAAAAAGTTGATAATATATTTTGTGGCTTCATCGGGATTTTTTATTTCTTTATCACGATAAATGTAGAATTTCTTTCTAATGATAAGAATACTATCCTTACGAATCGTAATCAGTGAGTCTAATTCATCTGCTCTTTTTTTCAAATTAGTATAATCAAATTCATACTTGTTTATGAGAGCTTCCAAACTATCTGCAGTTTTTTTTGAATGTATTAGTTGTTCTTTTGAACTATTATTGTCATAAACAACATAGATGAATAGTATTGTAAAGATACCTATGGCAATCATTTTTATGTAATTGCCAATCTTTTGTGTCAAAACATCTTCCATAATTAACCTTTTGTATAAGTTGAAACCATTTTTGCTTTACCACGAGCAGTTGCACCGTGTTTTCTCTTTCTCGTTACAGCACTACGCTTTTGTTTTGAAGACATTGAAGCGGCTTTTGCTGCCGGAACACATTTGGGATATGCCCTCTTTCCACCTTTTCTGGCTCTACTTCCAGCAGAAGCGCCACATGGCGGGTGTCCACCACTTTTTTTCTTACGAGAAATATCTACCCACTTTTCTCTAAACCAACCAGTAAGACCACCACTTGGCTTTTTTCCTTCACGAACATATTGTGCAATATATTCTCGTATTATTTCTTTAACTATATTTTCAGTTGTGTTGTTCATACTGATAAATATAAATTAAGTTCAAATTATACTAATCCATGGAAGAATAATAGCAGCTCCGGTAGAAGTTGTGCCGTCTACACTACCCTGAATTGTTCTTTGAAATGCCTTCAAAGCAGTTGTCAATGCATCCAAATGTTTCTCGGAATACCCAAGAACAAACGAATAAAATATATTTGAAGCAAGCGGTTCGAGTGTTCCGGGAATTTTAACAACAGGACCTCTTATAGTTGTGGTCATAGCCGGTAAAAAAGGTGTTGGTGTAAATTTTGCAGATGCCCAATATCCCATAAAACCAACTGCCATCAATGTATATGCGGCTCTATTTGAACCACGAGTTGTATCTGCAAAATTTGCATCTAATGCATCATTTATACATTTTTCCAAAAATGCAGTATCACCTTTTACTAACCTAGCACCAAATGTAGTTCCTGCAAAACCAACCGTTGAAACTTCATATGCTTTTGCCATTATACCAGCAAAAACAGACCTATTTGCAACATTATTTGCATCCAAAATTGGACGCATTACTGATTTGAATACACTAATGTTCATACATTATGTTTTATCTATTGCACCCTTGCCACTTGAAGGCCATCCAAAACGGCATGACCAATATCTTGCCTTATGTCTTGGTCCGGGTGATTGACAATTATGACGAGCACGGAATGATTTTCTACGAGCTGCGTTACTTTTTTTAATACGCATAGTTTTTTTTCCACCCTCTCCCTTATGGCCAAAATTTACTTTTACAACATTACCATTTGGTTTTTTAACATAAACAGAAAACTTTTTAGGACCACCTGGTGTTCTAAATGGTCTACCTAAACTAACTTTTCTTCCACGATATTCCGCCTCATTCATCATATTTGGTTCGTTTTCTTGGAGACGAAAATGCAATTCAGTAATCTCACCACAAGGATTTGTAGCATATCCTTCAAGTTGATATCCTGGATTTACAATAGTTTCTTTAACATTACGGAATCCACCACCAGCAGCTTTGTATGCCTTCACTAAAGCACCAGATGCGTAAGCACTTGGCCATACTTTATATTTACTTTTAATTCGTGATTTTATTCTTGAATAAAGTTTTTTATTTGTGGGAACTGCCCTTTCAATTATTATTGATTTCATCCGTTTCTCCATTTTCTATCTTTGTAAATTTGTTTGCAAATTGTTCTGATGCTACTGAAAAAAGACTACCGACTACTATGTAAAGAAAACCATCAAAAATAAATTGTTCAACTTTTCTTTCATAGAAGGTTGATACTATTGCCATAAATATCATAACACCAAAAGAAAAAAACATCATTACTCTTTTTGATGATATTCGACCACTTAAACCACTAAAAGTTTGAGCAACTGGATTAAGTTTATTCAACTCTTTCTCCTAAATCTTTTTCTAATTGTTCAATAAAGTTCTTTCTGAACTCAACAAATTCATTCTCTATTTTTTCTAACAATTCTTCTTTGTTCAAAGGTGTTTTCCATTTCTCGTTATCACCAAAATCATTTGTAAATTCCATTCGTGATAATTCACTTGCAATGGCATCCTTGTCTTTTTCTGCATCTTCCAGCCAAGCAAGAGCATTTTGTTTTAACTTTGTTTTTTCATATTCATCCCATCTGCCCTCAAGACGAATTTTATGTTCCATATCAACAACACAGTCAAAACACATTCCATGTATTGCCTTCATTTTTTGATCAAGTCTTTTTGGCATACCACAGGTGCATGTTTCTTTTGGACAATTTTGGAATGTATTTAAGTAACTATGTAATTCTTGTTGCCAATCTTTACCCAGTTTTACTTTATATCCGTTTTTTTGTTCCCACTCATTTCCATCTTCATCAAACCACTTATCACCAATTTTACGGTCTTTATCGTTTTCAGTTTTTTCACCAATATAACCTACGGCAATTTTATTTTGACTTTCATGTTTTCCATCAAGAAGTTTTTTTACATCTTGTATACTATCAATTTTAATGTCCATA